TTGATGCGGAAAGCGAACGGTTCAAACTCCTTTTCACGGATGTGCATGGCTTTTACTTCACTGATATTACCGTCAAACTGGCTCTTGGTGATTTGCAGAATGGTTTCCGCCTTGTTGTTCAGTTCTGTGCCGATATGCCCTCTCGTATTGTCATCTCCTTTGTTCAGATGCAATACTGTATGGATATGGAGGTCGTGCATACTTGACCAGCGCATGAGGTCGTTTATCAAATCAACGGACTCACTGGGGCTGTTGATGTCATACAGAAGGTCACGGATGCCGTCAATGACGACAAAACCGATACCCGGATCGGAAGCTAACGCATGGTTGATAATCTGCCGGCGTTGTTTGGGGCTGTATTCCCGCAGCATGAAAAAATCGAGGTTGTCCGCTTCACGGTCGGTAGGTAGCCCGGCCAGCCGCAGGATGCGTTCAAGCACCTTGTGGCAATGGCATTTGCTTTGTTCCGTATCTACATAAAGCACCTTGTGCTTGCCCTCCGGCAAATGTGCGTTGTAGCGTAACACGTTTTTGCCCGACAACGCTGCAGCCACAATTGCCGTGATGTTGAAGGTCTTTTTACTTTTGGGCTTACCGACCGAAGCACTGAAGTTGCCGAGCGTGGCAATGGTTATGTCATCGACACGGACAATTTCCGGCGGAAAGGCGTAGGTCTCGGTGACACGTAGGCGGATGAATTGCAGGATTTGTTCATAAGCCGAACGGTCTATGTCATTTCCGGTTTGAAGCAGGTTGGTCGGTATCATGGCTTTTCCCCTTTCTTTTTATGGTTGGGCTTGCCGGTGTGGTCACGGGCGGTCATTATAGCAGCCTGTCTTTCCAGCTCCCTTTGTGAGAGGACAGGATTGCGACGTTTCCATTCATCCAGTTCCTTCCTTTCAAAGAAGATGTTCTTGCCATTCGGTTTGGTGTAGGATATGTCACGGTTGGAGGTAAGCCGGTACATATGCCCTTTGGAGATATTCAGGTATTTGGCGGCTTCATCAATGTTCAGCATATCTTTCAGGTAATAGAGTTGATTCTCCACGCTTTCAAAACGCTCTATCAAGGCTTCAAGCGTCCCGAAACGGTCAATGAAGGCTTCAATGGTGGTTATCTTCCCCAATACTACGTTTATATCTTCCATTCGGGTCAGGATGACGGCCACATCTTCTACCCATTTAAGTGTTTCAAGAAATCCGGCTTCTGTCATGATGCAAATTGTTTATCGGGTTCAACACATTCATTCATGCTGTCCGGCATCTCCTTTGGACAGTTTTCTTCGGTTTCTTCCACTTGGTTCCGGCAGAGCCATTCGTCCAATTCCTGCTTGTTAAAATACAACAGTTTGCCGGACGGTCTGTAGTGGGGGATATGGCCGCTCTTGGCAAGTTTGTACAACTGGCTTCTCGACAGCCCCATATACAGGCAGGCTTCTTTGAAATTGAGTGTTTTCTTGATGCAGAACAGCATCTTTTCAATCTTCTCCGTTTGTTTCTGGAGCATACTGAGCTTCAGGAAACACGATGAACAGGACACCGCCACACAGTTTCTTTCTTCTTGTTGTTGGTTCATTTCGTATTCTTTTTTGAGTTAGACATGGGGAATGATGCCCCGAAACTTTATCGCTTCGGGGGCAAAGGTAGATATGTGTTTTTCAATGGTTGTAAAAAAGAGAGTAACAGTTCGGAAGTGTTATCCGAACTGTTATCCTTTTCTGTGTCACTTGTTATCCGTTGTGTTTCTTTCTGCCATTTCTCTGACAGCTTGTACGCATTGGCTGATTACCTCCTGCATACTGTTCGGATTGCTCTTGGCAAGACTAAGTGCACTGGAATACTGGCCGTGTTTGAGCGGACGGCCGTCTCTGGAACCCAATATGGAACCGGCCTGTTCCAACAGATGTTCCCAACGTCCGAGAATGAGACGGTGGTGACATAACCGGTCGAAAAAGAAAGCTACCAACCGGTTATTGGCAGACTTCAACGGCTGATGCAACGTGCCTTCCAAAAGAGAACGCAGTATGCCTGCATTCACAGGGGTAGTGAAAAGTTGAGCCTCATTAGCACAATGCGCAATGAGGCTCAGTTGGTTGTCTTTCAAAAAGCTACCCAAAGACAAGGCAGGAAGGTTCGTTTCAGGGCGTGGCTTATCCGGTTCTTCTTTCAGACAGGAGGATGCTTTCGTCGTGTTGAACAGACGAAGCAACTCATCCATGCGGTTAGGAGCAAAAAGTACATTGGAGAAGAATTGCTCCACAAGGTCTTTACGTTTTGTCAGTATTCCTTTGAGAATACCGATGTTTTTCCGATGTCGGTTTTTCCCGGCGGCATCCCGGTGGTCACTGTAATAATGGCCGTTCAGAAAATCCTCCACATACAGCTCATACAGCTTACTCTCGCCGACAACTTCTTTCCGATAAGTGGAGGAGGCTTCTTTCAGCAAGGCAAAAAGTTCATCACGTTCATTTCCGACACTCTTGTGCGGCTTGTTTGCCAATCTCTTGTTTTAAAAAAAGGCAATCATTTCTGCGGTTACGCTTCATAAATCTATTGTTTTAAGTTATTGGATAAATGCGTCATCCAAAAGGGAGACGGCATGGTCTTTCTTAGAATTGATGATTTGTGCGTACCTCTGAGTGTGTCTGATATTGGCATGGCCCAATAATTGACTTGTCGTATAGATGTCAACCCCTGCGGTCAAGGCCAGCGTTGCGAACGTATGCCTCCCCACGTGGAATGAGAATTTCTTTTCTATTCCAGCATCTGTGGCCCAATCGCGAAGTATGCTTTTATACCAAATACTCAACTTGGGAAATACACGGTCTTCAGAAGAAGCATCCCCTTGTTCCGGCATCCATTTCCGGGCATTCATGTTCAATGGCAAATACAACAATGCGCCGGTTTTATACTGGCGTATCTCTACCTGCCACCTGTTCCCGTTTTTACTGATGTGTTTCCAACACAAGTTCTTGATGTCCATAATGCGCAAACCGCAAAAACAGGAAAACAAAAACGCAGCTTTCATATCATCCCGACGGCAAGGAGTTGCAATAAGACGTTTTACTTCCTCTACGGTAAGATATTCACGTTTGGTTTCCGAGCCTGAAAGCATATCCCGTTTGATTTTCTTGAATGGGCTTGACTGGAGCAAGTTCTCCTTGACTGCATAATTCAGTGCAGCCCGTATATAAGAAAGGTAGAGGAAAACCGTATTTTTGGCCAGCTGGTTATGGTCACGGGTGAGTGCAGGTCTGTCAAGTAGATGGCTGAGAAATCTCATGATATAATCCCGGTCTATTTCTGCAAGGGTAACACTGTTATCGTACTTCTCCAATTCATTAGTTACCCGATCTACCCAAATAAGTGCAGATGCCGAAGCCCGTTTTTCCACATCTTGCCGATAAATTCTCATCCAGTCCGTAAAAAGCATATTCGCTTTATATGAACGGTCTGTGATACCGGCTATCTTGTTGGTCAAATCCAAAATTTTCTCGGTCTTAATGGCATTGGCTATTGCGAGCGTGTTGGCATTCTGGACTTGCGCCGACACATCCGTTTCCGGTACAAGATAGAGCTTCAATGACTGGTAAGTTCTCCGGCCATTGTGGTAAATATCCAAATAAATGGACTTCCTGCCATCTTTGAGTTCATTAAAACGTAAACGGACAGGTTCTTTTACTTTTATCTGTTTCTTGGGACGTCCCATAAATCTCTATCTTTATTGTTGTTACAACTAAATATCAAAAAGCGAATCAATCAGTGCAACCGCTATTTCTTTTTTGGCATCTACAATCTTCGCATAAACTTGTGTTGTTTCCACATCGGCATGACCAAGCAACTGGCTGGTTGTGTATAAGTCTGCCCCCATGGTAAGTTCCATCGTTGCAAAAGTATGCCGGCTCATGTGATAGGTCAGGTTTTTATTGATTCCTGCATTTTTGGCCCACTTCTTCAACTGTAAATCAATGGTAGAAGTGCAAGGCAGAGAAAATACATAATCTTCAGCACTTCTCCTTGTGTGAGGCAGATAGGCTTGCGCTTGCTTGTTGAGTGGCAAATACAGCATCCGACCAGTCTTCTTTTGTCGTAGCTCCATGTGAATATTCCCGTTATCTTCAATGATTTTTTTCCATTGCAAGGCACGGACATCACTCAATCGCAATCCGCAGAAGCAGGAAAACAAAAATGCAATTTTTACATCTGTTCTTGGTACATCTGCCTCTATGAGCTTGCGGACTTCATCAATGGTCAGATACTCACGTGGAGTTTCTTCACCGCAAATGGCTTTCCTGTCAATAGCCAATCCGGGATTTACAGACAACACATCATCATCAACCGCCATATTCAAGGCTGTAATGATAACCCCAAGATAATTGGATACGGTCTTTTTGGCAAAAGGAGCTTTGGTACGCCTTGCTTTTTGCCCTTTCATAAATTCAACAAAGCCATCTAAGAAATCCTTGTCCACATCGCACAAACGAGCTTTGGCATTGTATTTCCGCAATTGTTTTAAGGCCGAATGTACACGGTTTTCTGATGATGTCTTTCCCTGTTGAATGCTCCTGTTCTTATACTCGTTTATCCAATCAACAAGTAAAACCTTTGCCTTTTCTGAAATGGTTACGGGTGTTCTGTTGTTCGATATTTCAAGAATGCGTTGTGCCCTTATTGCATCAGCAGCTTTCATTGTATGCTTGTTTTGCTTTCTTGCTTCCGATGAATTCTCTGGGATAAGGTACAATTTCAGAAACTCATACCGTCTCTTCTTCTCGTAGTAAATATCGAGATAGATAGACTTGTTTCCATTTTCCAATTCCTTGAACCGGATACGTACAGGGGTTGATTCTATTTTCTTGGTACGAGCCATATACTTGAATTGCTTATTTTCTTCTTCTGCAAAGATAAGAATTTTAATCGAAAACAAGCGTTTTTGCTCAACAAAATAGTAACATAAAAGCTATAAATAACACTATTCAAGACTAAAATCAACAACAAATGTAAATCTACATTCTTTTTATAAAAAACTGATATACATTGATATATTGTATAATAATTGCGTTTTTCTTATACTTTAGCTTTATATTTTATATATCAAGGCATAGCTGGGCTACCATTGCACTTAATAAAGTTGGCATTGATAAATATATAGTCCATGCAGCACTTAACCATATTGACGATGCAATGAAAGTAACGGACATTTATATTGAACGTGATTTCGTAAATGAGAACAAGGCTAATGCCAAAGTCGTGAAGTACGTGTTTGGAAAGCAGTAGTTACAATCTGTAGTAATTTATAATGCCGCTCTGTTGCATAATGGAGTGGCATTATCTATCTTTACGGCACTAATACAATTAACCATGCCAATAGATAAATTCACAACAGATAAATACGTAGGGCAAGAAGAGGAATTACTGGAATATGTAACTGTAATTGCCGATAAGTTTCACCCAGACATGGAAATTCAAGAAGATGGAAGCTCTGCTCTTTTACCGTCACAATCCCCTTATCAATTCATGCAACGGTACAATGCAGGTAAGCTAAATGTATTCTTCAATTATGACAACTATATGAGGAATGACAATATAGACAGTATTCAAGCCATCATAAAGGCGTTGGGCATTGACCCCGACAAATTCTGGTATCTACTTCTGTTTATAAGCGATTACGTTAGTGGGAAGGCATTAAATACTTGGAAATTCAATGACACGTCCAAAGGGGAGATAACAAAATTCATTGAAATGGTAAGGCTGAATGAAGCTGATTTTAATGATGCAATAGGTTTCTCCCATAAACTCCCAATGACATTAAGTTTACAAGTGAAAGGCAAACGGCTAATCATCGATAACCCCAATACCATATCATTCATGGCGGCTTTCTGTGAGGAAGTATTGGCAGAGGTTTCAGAACATGGTCTGTTCAATCAGGCAAGGTTTGAGCCAAACGGCTACAATACATCAGACTCCGTACAGATATGGCTGTTCACCCAAATGCTGCTGTACTTTTTTGAAGCCTATCCCCAGTTCGATAACCAGCGTGGCAAGAGCGGTGACACTCCCAAGAGCAAACTACTGTTCATATCCAAACTGGTCTATTTCACCAAGTTGACCAGAAATGAGGCATATAATGACAATGACGATAATATAAAGAAGATAATCAAGCAATACAAAGA